AAGTCACACGTTGTTGTAGCTAAAGAGGGTGACAAAGTTAAAACTATTCGTTTTGGTGAGCAAGGAGCTAAAACTGCTGGCAAACCTAAAGCGGGTGAAGGCGACAAAATGAAAAAGAAGCGAGCGTCATTTAAAGCTCGTCATGCTAAAAATATAGCCAAAGGTAAAATGTCTGCGGCTTATTGGGCTAACAAGGTAAAATGGTAAGGAGATAACTATGCCAAAAGTAGGTGGAAAACATTACGCATATACCCCAGCAGGAAAAAAAGCAGCGGCAAAAGCTAAAGCTGCAATGAAGAAAAAAAAGAAGAAGAAGTAACGTGCCTAAAAAGAAAAAAGCTAACGATGCGTGTGCAAAGAAGGTTAAAGCCCGTTACAAGGTATGGCCTTCTGCGTATGCGTCTGGTGCTGTAGCTAAGTGCCGCAAGGTTGGCGCTAAGAACTGGGGTAAAAAAAGTGGCCGTAAGAAAAAGTAAAAAAGGTGCTGCCCTAAAGAAGTGGTTTAAGGAAGAGTGGGTTGACGTAAAGACAGGTAAGCCTTGTGGTCGCAAGTCTGCTACTAGTTCTAAACGTCCTTATCCTTCTTGTAGACCTAAAGCCGTAGCAGCTAAGATGACTAAAGCAGAGAAAGCTTCATCATCAAGGCGCAAAACAGGTCCAGCTAGGGTTCAACATGCAGTAACAGCCTCTGGACGTAGACGTAAAACTGCCAAAAAAAGGTCTTGACAACAAACCTAAAATATGGTATAATAGGAGTTATAGAGATAACCACATGGCCTCAATAGATCAAGAAACAGAACAATACTACAACAAGTACTTTGACCTGTTTAGAACCGAGGGTTGGAAACAGTTAATCGAAGAACTACAACAAAACGCTTTTGTAATTAATAGCGTGGAAGCAACTAAAGATAAGAACGATTTGTATGTACGAAAAGGACAACTAAACGTACTTGCTTATATTCTTAACTTTGAATCTGCAACTAATAATAATTATGAAGAGCTAATCAGCGATGATTAAAGTATTTGATTTTCGCTGTACAAACGGACATATCTTTGAAGAATTTGTAGACGGCAACACTACATCCAGTAGGTGCGGATGTGGAGCCAACGCTACAAAAATTGTATCAGCAACTCAACATGTACTTGAAGGGTCTTCTGGGGATTTTCCCGGTAGGCACATGAAGTGGGTACGTGAACACGAGAACGCTGGACGATCTAGTCGGGAATCCTAGTCTTAGGTTACTTCTCATTTTAATCCTCCATAACCTTAATAATAGGCGGGGTAAGTTTATATTATGTCACGAGCACAATTACTTGATGAGCGTCCTGAAGAAGAACCCATCGAAACAACTGAAGAGCTAACTAACAACTCTATTGAGAATCCTGAAGAGGAACAGCCTCAAGAACCAGAGTTTGACCTTCCTGAAAAGTACCGTGGTAAGTCTGTCGAAGACCTTGTACAGATGCACCAAGAGCTAGAGAAATTCTCTGGCAAACAGAGTACGGAAGTAGGTGAACTCCGCAGACTTGTAGATGATCATATTCAGACACAACTCTCAACACAACAAGCACCTCAACAACAGCAACAAGAAGACGATGACGTAGATTTCTTTGTAGATCCACAATCGGCTGTTAACAAAGCAATAGCTAACCACCCTAAGATTAAAGAAGCAGAAGCTTACACACAACAAGCAAAACAACAGGCTACTCTTTCACAGTTAAAATCCAATCATCCTGATATGGAGAGTATACTACAAGATCCTAAGTTTGCTGAGTGGATTAAAGGGTCAAAAGTTAGAACTAATTTGTTTGTCCAAGCAGACCAAGGTTACGATTACGATGCTGCTCACGAATTGTTTTCTCTCTGGAAAGAAAGAAACCAAGCCGTACAACAAACCGCACAAGCGGAAAAAGCAGCTCGTCAAAGTACATTAAAGTCTGCAAGTACAGGCAATGCTCGCGGAACAGCAGAGGAATCGCGTAAGAAAATTTATCGTCGTGCTGACTTAATAAAACTTATGCAAAGTGACCCTGATCGCTACATGGCGCTGCAACCTGAAATTATGGCAGCGTATGCAGAGAAGAGGGTCAAATAGCCTAACCTTTAAGGAGAATTAAAATGGCTGGTGAAACCTCTGGTGCCTATTTTACAGCTAATGCTGTAGTAGACAAAACTGCGGCGGGTACTTTTATCCCCGAAATTTGGTCGGATGAAATTATTGCCGCTTACCAAAAGAACCTGAAGATGGCTCCCCTTGTCAAGCGTCTGTCTATGACCGGCAAGAAGGGTGACGTTATTCACATTCCTAAGCCCATCCGTGGATCAGCTAACGCTAAGGCAGAAGCTGTTGCGGTAACCATTCAGGCTAACCTT